GTCCTTGTTGTACTGATATGGAACTATTCTAATAGTTGCTTCCCCTGGTTCGGGTTTCCATTTAAGTTTTGATGAATTTGTGGTTGTTTGAAGCTTTTGCAGCCTCTTCTTGATTTCTTCTAAGTTAATCATAATAAAACCTCCTAGGTTAATAAGTAATAAGTTAATAAATAATAAAATAATTAAACAGTAAATAAATAAATTATTGTATGTTTAATATAAATATGCAAAAAATAAAAATAAAGTGAAAATATTTTAAAATATTTTTATTCACTAGCCATTCGATCTGGTTTATTTAAATTTAATATTTCTTTTAATTTTAAGTGTACTCTTCTCAAATTATTATTTGTTACTAATAATAATGTATCCGTATAATTTTCCCATTCCAGTTGATATGTTTTATCCAATACTCCGTTATTAATTTCAATAATTAAACTATTTAACGCATTAATTGTATAAAAAGTATTAGATTCTTTTTTTCTATGTATTAAAATTGTGTTTGGTAAAATATATGAATTATATTCTATATTATAAGTATAATATAAATCTAATCTATTTTCATAGTTTTCAAAAATATATAATTTATCATATATAATTTTATATGTATCCAAAATATCTTTTAATGTAGTTAACATCGTATCATATTTTGCAAAAGTGCAAAGCAGTTGGTATTTCATTTATATCTCTATTTTTTTTAGTATCTGTTTATTTATAAATTCATATTCAATATCTCTATCTAAATAATCTAATTTCCATGCATTGTTAGTAATTCTAGATACAACTAATTTCTTATCATCTGTAACATAGTTTAATTTTTTACCACTATATTCAAACAAAAATAAACCACTTAGATTAGACATAAAATTTTTAGCAACTACATTCAAATCATCAATAAATTCTTCAGGATTTATTACATACGGATGTTTAGCTAATTTATATAACATAGAATTATTTGATTCGTTTTCCACGTTTTCCAAAATTTGAATATAAACATTTTGATTTGTTTTTAATTCATTTAATGGATTATTTAATTGAATAAAATATTTCTTATCATTATAAACAATATAATTTTCATTTAATGGTACATGTTGAATCTTATCATGTAGTTTCTTTAACATTTGATAAGTATTCTCCATTAATTTCTTTCGTACATTCTTTTGTTCTATTAAAGCTAATATATCAGAAGCTGTAACATATTCATTAATGATTGTAACATATTCAGGATCTAGACTATCAATTGCCATTTGTTTACCATCTGTACTTAATAATATATTACCTAATTTTCTTAAATGTTCTGATGCCTTACTAACACATAATGATCCATCAACCCCAATTCTAATTTCTGTTGATGTAGTTTTATTTGTATTTTTGTCACCAGCGAATTCTTTACATTCGTATTGTTTATCTTCTATAAGTATGTCTTTTTTTGAAATTCCTCCTGTTTTTGATTCAAAAAGAAATACATTTAACATTACTTCTCCATTCCCCATTCCATTTGAACTTGAGGTACCATCCTTCTTAATATTGAATATTGGTTTGAAATTTTGTATTAACATATCATAATCTAACACAAAGCTTTCTATTGTGTGTTTTCTAAAATTAGATTCAAATAATTGTTTTGAATCAGAAGGTAGTGATATATAAAATTTTAAAACTTCATTAATAATATCTGATGTTAAATTACATTCACGTAATTCGTTTTCACATATTTCAATAAATTTATTATTTGTCCGTTCCTTCTTTATCATGTGGACAAACTTAAATTCATTAATGTAATTGTGTATAAATAAATCAGAACAATTATGTTCTTTTAATACATCCATTAAAATCATACAATGTGCATGATCATTGATATTGGGCATGCCATCATCTACTTGGTAAGACCAATCTAATAAAATTTGTTCTACGTTTAATTCCATTCTGTAACTGTTTATATATATATATATATTAAAAAATTAAATATTTACTATCTTTATCATCTTATCATATGAGTGTCCATAGGACACACTACATTTAAATTGATTATTATTCTCTAAAATTTCCTTGATTTTATGTATAGATTCTTTCCCGTCTAGTTTATTAAAATCAATTAAGAAACTATCATATGTATATAATATCAACTTTGATTTTAATGGTTTTAAATATTTCAGTAAATTATACATATTATACATTGATTGTTCTGTTTCTAACAATTGTATATAATAATTCCATAATTTATATACTGATGGAGTATCTATATTACACAATTTGATTTTTCTTTTTGTTAATAATGATTCTATATAACCCTGTTTTTTCATTGTTGACCACAAAGAATGTATAAGTTTGTTTATTTGTTTTAACAGGTCAATATTTTCAAATGCAGGTTCAATTCCACCATATAATAATCTAAATGTAATTTGTTTAGATTCATTTAATTCTTCTGGTGTTAATATGTCTTTACCAAAAAAGAATCTACCCAAATATTCATATACACTTATATCACCTGGAATTTTATAATCAATCATATTCATTATAATATTTGGATGATAAGCAACATAATCAAATTCTAAAAGAACCCCATTATTAAATCTAGATTTAATAATAGATCTAGAACCATTTGTTTTATTTAAAGCTGCTAGATTAATACCATTATTTGTATTTGATGGTCTTCCGGTTGATGTATATAGATTATAATTACTATATAACAGTTTTTTATCATTATCATGATATTTATACTTATCCGGGAATAGTTCATTTACTATTTCAAAATTACTATATAAACCATTTTTTTCAATTTCAAATAAATTACATATAACAATATTATTGTAAAATCTGAATATTGTTGTTTTTGTAAAATCCATATTCTTTATTAAAATTTTCTTACATTCAGATGTAAAGTTGGTACCATATTCTAAATGTTTCATTAATGGCACTAATTTATTAACATCACTAATAGAATGATATTTATTAAAGAAATATGTATGTGAATTAGTAAGTATGTTTTCTGTATTAATTGTATTATGTTCAGCTAAATAATATAATAAATTTATGTCAATTACATTATTAAATATATAGAAATGATTTAATATTTTTTTATCTAGTGTATATTTATTACAATCATTGTTGATTTGAGTAAAAAAAGTCTTTATATCAATATCAAATAATTTATCATTGTGATTAAATACAATTAAATAATCAATTTTGGATTTTATTACATATATGTATATACATGATATACTATTGTTTTTTGCATGACGATTCTTATCCAAAAGTATTGGTAAAATAATATAATCAGAATTTTTTATATCATTTATTAAATGGTCGTAACTTGATTGATTTTCTATAATCATTTCATATATGTAACTAAATCACATATAAATATAGTTAAAATATTTTAAAAGTGATTTTTTTTGCAAATATTTTAAACTTTTGGTAATAACAAGGTTTCATTATTGGTAAATGTAATTTTAGTACCATTCTCTACAATGGTGGCTTTTTTCATTGGATAATAAGCTCCATCTGGTATTCTAGCTACTTTTGCATATTTATCAGATGTTTGACCTCCTTTATATCCAATATGAATCCATGCACCGGAAGATTTACCTTCAAAAAATAATTCATATAATTTCATTGATGAATAATGTTCATAATAATAACTCATTATTTTTTGTATATCATACATACTAATAGGCACGATATCAAATGCCATACAGGTCATATGTAAAGAAGTTTTTGCACCTCCGGCCTGAATATTTAAACACGGATTTCTATATCCACTCGTAACGATAACTTTTGAAAAATCACCATTATATAAATATTTAATCATCGGTTCATATATAGTATCATAAAATGTAAGGAAAAATTGTTGTACATTTTTATTTGCTTCTAATATTGCATTTGGTGATTTTTCCCAATTTTTCCATCTAATACTTTTAATCTTTCTTAATAACTCCGGATTTTCCTGTTGCATTCTTGTTGCATTATCCATAAAAGAACGTTCTGTACATTGATGAATATTATTTCCTGGGTCAGTGTATGTCGCCGGAGTATATAATTGTGAAATTTGATTTCTTGGTATCTTAATCACACCGGCTTCTTTTTTCATGTCTGGACGAGCACCAGTTTCAATTTCTGTAACCCAATCATGTGGTGTAATTTTGTGTGTTAAAGAAGTTACAACCCAATATAAATTTTCTTTAAATCTATCTGGTTTATAATCCACATCAACTAAATTACCAGGTATTATGCCGGCGATGCCATCCAATGTGATTCCCAAACTTAATGGTATCATTACAAAACGATCTACAGGTGCAACCTCAATTTCTACCATATCACCAGATGTAGTTTGTGTTGTAGAGTCTATATTGATATAATATTCAGAATAAAATTTGGTCAATGCATTTACTGTATTTACAGTTGAATCACTGTTCGCATTAGTCATCATTTTAACAAAGCTTTCAATTACTGTATCAAAAAACTGTATTGGATCCTGTACAGATGGGAGTTTATTTTTTAAATAATGTGTATCTTCTTGTGGTTTAATAGGTTCTAATTTATTACCAGCTAAATTCTTTACTTTTTTTCCGAAGAAATTATATTGAAAATCTAATTTGTTATCAACTGAATTAAACTGCCCGGTATATGTTTGCCTGTTGCCTGTTCCGTGCATCATTGCACCTTTCATGTTATTACTTATATCAGTTGAAAGTTTGACATCACGTACAATTGAATCTATATGATATATTTTAAACATGAATGGATTTAAAATATTATTATCTACATCTTCTGATATCAATTTAGTTTCATGTATTGTTATTAAATTTGGGTTATTTAAATCGCCACCAACTACAAATTCCCATAAGTTTCCACATGCGTTACTTATACCGTTTAATAATTCAGATAACAAATCATATAATGTATTCGTTTTTAAAAATACTTCATACACAAATCTTAAGTTAACTAATATTTTTTGAAGATCCAATTTATTATCTTTTATACACTCCATTTCTGTTGGGAATGTAAATAACGTAGCACCATCTGAATATGCACCTAATGTCAATTGTTTATATTTATCTGCTAGTATGGATGTAGTTGTATTTGTTGGGATAACACAAACAAAAGGATCACCGGACATGGCGGGAGATTTGTATTTTAATTTTAAATTCGATGAATCAATGACAGGTACAATATTATTATATCTACTCATATTATCAACTAATGATTCTGCAAGTTCATCAATTGTTATTTTTCCATCACCATCATCAGGTACCTGAACGTAAGCTAACGCCAATGTTAATATATATTTTTCTAAATATTCCCAAGTAACATATAATTGCTTTTTTGTATTATCATATATTTCTGTCTCGTATGATTTGCCATCAGCTGGAGACATATTACTTTTTGCTGATACGCCGGCGTATAAGTTATGATCTTTAAATATCTTATAAGTTGTGGGCCAATCAGATGTTGAATCGTTATCTATTCTATTTGCAACAGTTTGAATTACACCCTTTAAATTCTCTACATATCTATTATTATCAGCTTTATCATCAATTTTAAAATCAATTAAATGTTGGTCTTTCTTCCTACTATCAATTGCTAAAAACATATCAGCTCTACTTACAAATGTAACACTACAATTGAAGCCACCATTTTTGTTCAAAGACCATTCAAAATTATATACAACACCTTGCATGGCATCATAATGTCCTCCTGTATTTTCTGTATGCTTTATTATATCCGGAACAACATCATAATCATATTTTATGTCTGCAACTGATAAATTAATATTAACTGATTCACCAGTAATTGTTTTATTCCAACCCCATTCTAACAACAAAGTTGTACCTGGTGTCATGTAATAAGACTCTAATTTATTTAATTGTTCCATATTCCAACAAGTGAAATCAACTGTAGCATCTCTAATAGATCCAAAGGCACCTGTATTTTTAATTGTTGCTTGAGTAATTCCTGGATTAGGATCATTACGTTTATCATATAATTCACTAAAGGTTGCACCCATACCGTTACCTTTATAATCAATAACCCCTGGTCCAAGTACATATTTAAGTCGTTCATCTGCAGATGTACCTTCTATTTGTACCATAGATGTTAATCTAATAAATACTTGTTTATCTTGATACCAATTCTTAGTTGTGTGAAATTTTTCACTGTCTTGTCTTTGTTCTAAGGATTTACGAATTGGATCCTTAATAGAAGTCATAAATATCGTAGACATAATTTTGTTATTTTAATGATGTGGCAAGAGAACCTAAATTTTTAGTGGTAACATTAGTTGTAGAATTTTTCTTTGTTCCATCAGGTCCTGAAGAAATTGATTCTTTAGCTTGTTGATTACCAATAGTTGTTTTTGTTCTGGGAAATGCATTATTATCAGACTCTGTTGAAAAGGGAACAATACCGAAATATGCTGCTTTACTATGTGGAACAACTGTACCTATAACCCTAAATCCAACCGTTACATCAACATACATTGGAGTTTCAGATAATAAATCCCATGGAGTTTCGTTTGATATACTAAAATCCAAATTATCAATCATACCAGGTACACCCATTAATGGTCTAATACCACTAATATGTGTTGCTGCTTGTAAATAACCACCCACATGTAATTGAATTATTGGACTGGTCATTCTTTCACCAACAAATATAGGAGAAACTTTTTGAGCTAAATTATTAAGTTTTAACCACATTGTTTCTCTTTCCTTTAAATTAGATGTGACAGTTGTAAATGTAAATGATATATTTCTTTGTACACCAACATATTTAAACACTTTATCAGGCCGGCCAATATATTGTTCTTCATCAATTGATGGATTCCACCCATCTTTAAAATCTTTAATGTAACCTCTAAATTGTAAGTTGCCGGTTTCCCATTCAGGTGATAAAAATAATATTTTTACAAAGTCTTCTGCAAAACCTCCTGGGTTATTGCGTTGAGCTAATGCATCTACGTTATTACTACCATCTTTATTTACCAAATCTACATCTAACAAATAATCTGGTTCATATAATGGCATACCAATTCTATCATGATAGTTCCAAGTCTTATAATAATTTTTCCCTTCAGT